CTAAACCCATACAACCAGCAGTGGCTGACACTACTGGTATTGAATAAAAAGGAAAAATGATGGACAATATTAGAATTTTAGGCGACGTAGAGATTACCAAGTCACTGCAATTTACGCAGAACTACACGGCGTTCCCTGAGAATCCGAAACCGAGAACTTTGGTTGTAAAAGATGGTACACCATACATCTATACTGAACTGATCAATGGCAGTGGTTTCTTCTCTTGGGCGCCGATTGGTATCAAGCAAACTGCATATTTGCACACACAAGGTGTGGCATCTACTGTATGGACTGTGACGCACAATCTTAACGTAGAAGACTTTGCATACTTTGTGTATGACAATAACCATGACATGGTTGTTGCCAACAACACAGTGATCAACAACAATACTATCCGTATTGAGTTGGCTGAAGCTATCACTGGTACCGCAGTAATTTTTGGTGTGGAGCACCTGGGTTCTACCAATCTGAGTGCCTACTCTGATTTGAACGTTGGTACTATTACTCTGCGTGACAGCAGCGGCGTACTAACAGTCAATAACAACGACGTTGCAATGCAAGCCGCAGTTGACGCTGCTGACGCTGCATTAGGCGAGAGAATTGATGCTGCATTGAGCAACCTTGATCCGGTTGCACTTGATAGCTTGACAGAAGTTGTTAACGCTTTCCAATTGGCCGACGGTTCACTTGACAATGCTATTAGCTCGTTGGCTGATACTGCTTCTACCGGTCTGGCAGCTGAAATTGTTCGCGCTACTGCTGCAGAAGCAGCCGCAGTAAGCACAGCAGCAAGTGATGCAACTACTAAAGCCAATGCAGCTCAAGCAGCCGCTATCGCAGCAGCCGCTATTGATGCAACTGCAAAAGCTGACACTGCACAGTCAGCAGCAACTGCGGCAGCCGCAGGCGACGCTTCGTCTAAAGTAGCAGCAGAAGCCACAGCCCGTGACACAGCTATTGCAACTGCAAAAAGTGCAGCAATCAGCACAGCAGCAAGCGATGCAACAGCCAAGGCCAACGCAGCTCAAGCAACAGCAATCAGCACAGCAGCAAGTGATGCAACAAGCAAAGTAGCTGCCGAAGCCACAGCCCGTGACACAGCTATTGCAACTGCAAAAAGTGCAGCAATCAGCACAGCAGCAAGCGATGCAACGGCTAAAGTAGCAGCAGAAGCGACTGCACGCGATACAGCTATTGCAACTGCTAAATCAGAAGCTGTCAGCACAGCAGCAAGTGATGCAACTGCAAAAGCCAATGCAGCAGCAGTGTCGGCAGTATCAACAGTCAAAACATATTTAGGTGCAGTAACTGAAGATATCGTGCCAGCAACTGATCTGGGTGCTAACCTTGGTAGCCCAACCAAGCAATTCCACTCATTGTATGTTGGTCCAGGTACATTGTACGTTAATGGCAAGGCAGTTATCCAAGACAACAGCGATACAATGACCTTTGGTACTGATCCTGATCAAAATTTGAGATTGCAAACATCTGGTTCGGGTCACTTGGAATTGCAAGCTGCTTCTGGCACAATTGACATCAAAGGTACATTGAGCATCGAATCCGGCAAGCGTGTGGTTGACAGCGCTGGTACACAAGTTCAATTCGGCGACGATATTCAGCTGAATAGCAATAAAGTCATCGGCCTGGGCGCTCCGACTGCTGACACAGATGCAGCGACAAAGAAGTATGTGGATGATCGTTCAACTAGTGACGCTACACTAGTACGTACATCGGGTGCGCAGACAATTGCTGGTGTAAAGTCGTTCTCTGATGATGTAACAGTTGCTGGTAACCTGGTGGTTAGCGGAACAACTACTACAGTTAACAGTGAAACTATCAAATTGGCTGACAATCTGATTGATCTGAACAGCAATTTTACAGCAGGTGCACCTACTGAAAATGCAGGTATTCGTATCATGCGTGGTGACGAAGCAGCATCTCAAGTTAGATGGAATGAGTCGTCTGATAAGTGGGAAGTTAGTGCAGATAGCTCTACGTTCTCTGTCATTGCAGTTACTGCCGATGTAACCGCAGCAATCGGCACAGCAGCAACCGATGCAACAAGCAAAGCTAATGCAGCTCAAGCAGCAGCAGCTACTGATGCAACAAGCAAAGTAGCGGCAGAAGCTACAGCTCGTGACACAGCTATTGCAACTGCAAAAAGTGCAGCGATCAGTACAGCAGCCGCTGATGCAACTGCTAAAGCAGCTACAGCCAAGTCTGAAGCTATTAGCACAGCAGCTACTGATGCAACAAGCAAAGTAGCGGCAGAAGCTACAGCTCGTGACACAGCTATTGCAACTGCAAAAAGTGCAGCGATCAGTACAGCAGCAAGCGATGCAACTGCTAAAGCAGCTACAGCCAAGTCTGAAGCTATTAGCACAGCAGCAAGTGATGCAACGGCTAAAGTTGCTGCTGAAGCAACTGCTCGTGACACGGCTATTGCAACTGCAAAAAGTGCAGCAATTAGCACAGCAGCAAGCGATGCAACTGCTAAAGTAGCAGCAGAAGCAACTACTGCTCGTGCAGCAGAGGCAGCACTTGGTGTTCGTATTGACAACGTATTAAGTAATACTGACGCTACTGCACTAAACAGTTTGAGTGAATTAGTTACTGCTTTCCAATCAGCAGACGGTAATTTGACTTCGTCTATTAGTTCATTGTCTACTAGTGCAGCAAGTGCATTAGCAACTGAGGTAACCAATCGTGAAACCGCAGTTACAGCAGCAATCGGCACAGCAGCCGCTGATGCAACGGCTAAAGTTGCTGCCGAAGCAACTATTGCTCGTGCAGCAGAGGCACTATTAGCACCAAAAGCTAGTCCAACATTCACTGGTACTGTTTCTGGTATTACCAAAGCAATGGTTGGTTTGGGTAGTGTTACTAACACTGCCGATTCTGCCAAGCCGGTATCTACTGCTCAAGCAACAGCAATTGCAACTGCTAAATCAGAAGCAATCAGTGCAGCAGCAACTGATGCAACTACCAAAGCTGATGCAGCTCAAGCAGCAGCAGCAACTGATGCAACTACCAAAGCTGATGCAGCTCAAGCAGCAGCAGCAACTGATGCAAGCTCTAAAGCTAGTGCTGCACAATCCGCAGCTATTGCAGCAGCAGCAACTGATGCCACAGCTAAAGCTAATGCAGCTCAAGCAGCAGCAGCAACTGATGCAACTACCAAAGCTGATGCAGCTCAAGCAGCAGCCGCAGCAGATGCAACTACCAAGGCAAATGCAGCTCAAGCAGCAGCTATTGCCGCAGTAACAAACGGTGCAGGTGCAGCCTTTGACACCTTGAAGGAAATTCAAGATGCAATGGCAACTGACACAGAACTAGCTTCTGCTATTGCTGCTATCACTATTGGCAACGGTACACAAACTATTACTGCTGGCGGCGGTATGACAGGCGGCGGTTCATTCTCTGCTAATCAGACTAGTGCAAGTTCGGTAACAGTTAGCCATGCTGACACAAGTACACAAGCTAACATCACAGCTAGCGGCCGCACTTATCTAACAGGTTTGACGTTTGACACATACGGTCACGTAACTGGTGCTACAACTGGCACCGAAACTGTAGTTGACACCAACACAACTTACACTGCTGGTACAGGCTTGAGCTTGACTGGCACAGTGTTTAGTTTGAATGCATCGACAACAAACGTGTCAGAAGGTACAAATTTGTACTACACAGACGGTCGTGCTCGTGCTGCACACAGTTTTGTTGCTGGATCTGGTGCCTACAACAGTACAACTGGTGTTATCACAATTCCTACTAACACCAACCAATTGACCAACGGTGCTGGCTATATCACTGGTTACGCCGAAACAGACACGTTGGCAACTGTAACCGGTCGTGGCGCAACAACTACCGCAGCAATCAGCACAGGTGCTCATACCATCACTGGTAGCCCTGTTACTGCACTGATCAACGGTGGTACTGCTGGTACAGGTAACATTGGTGCTTCTGGTGCAGGATTTAACACTGTGTTTGCTAAAGCAACCAGCGCTCAATACGCTGACTTGGCAGAAAATTATGCAGCTGATGCAGCATATGTTCCAGGAACAGTGGTTGAATTTGGTGGTGACCAAGAAGTTACATTGGCTACAGAAGCTGGTACTTCAAGAGTGGCTGGTGTGGTTTCTACTGCTCCTGCTTACTTGATGAACTCTACTTGTGCTAGCGAGCATGTGGCAGCAGTGGCATTGCAAGGTCGTGTACCGTGCTTTGTGACTGGTTCTGTGCGCAAAGGTGACTTGATGGTGTCTGCTGGAAACGGTATGGCCAAGGCTGATAATGCAGCTCGTGCTGGTACTATTATTGGCAAGGCGCTGGCAAACTTTGACGGCGAAACAGGCACTATTGAAGTGGTCATTGGTCGCTTCTAATCAGTTAACTCTGTAAAAAAATAGGACTGCTTGCAGTCCTATTTTTCTGGCCTTAATTTAAGTAATGGGATTGTTTGATTGCCACATGTTTTCAATGGCAGAAAGCTTGGTTTGTGTGCTTTCAAGATTCACAGTAGACCAAAGTCCGGGGTGCATATGGCGAGGCCAATGCCCGTTGTTGATCCATGCGTATCCGTGGTGCTCGTGATTGAGCACAGGAATAAATTCATCTGCAATTACACATACCCAAGTATGGTATTCAAATTCCTGATCGTTTGTGGTAAATTTTTCTAATGGCATCAAGCGCAGGTATTCGGGAAAAATTCCCAGCTCTTCCTCGCACTCACGACGCATGCCATCTAGTAAAGTTTCGCCTGTTTCTACTTTGCCACCGGGCAGCGCCCAACTACCCGGATGCCTGACATCGTTTCTCATCAGATACAAGTACCGACGAGTGCTTAGACTCCAGAACCAAACGCCGACAGCTTTCACAGTACAATACTCCAGCTACCGCCATTGTAGACACCTTGGTAACTTTTGATCCAATACTCTCCAGTCCATTCGTACTGAACTCCTGTGGTGATATTTGTGACCCATTGCTGTGTGGCACTCTGCGCTACGCTGTTGAATAAAATTTGCCAGTACGTTCCAGTCCACTGGATAATATCGTTTTCTGAAGCAATAAGGGGCTGATCAAATGCGCCTTGCCAAGCTTCGGCTGGGTATGTGTTTATTGAATTGCCTGTTGAACCGATTAGCAAATATCGTTGTCCTATCACAGGTGCAGGTAGTCCGTAGCCAGGGCCGCTAGTCAACGGATCAATGATAGCATCAATTGGGGGAAGTGTATTTTGCGGAGCAGTGTCGGCATCAATATTGTAAATCAGCAGTCGATCATCGGTGGGGTTTATAGCAATGGTGCCCACAATAACAGATCCATCTTCTTGATCTAATCGAATTTGACTAATACCAGGTCTCAATACACCATACGAGCTAATTACCGACGGCCATAGCAATGTGCTATCTTCGACAATCTCCGTGGGTTCAAGACTTGCATTGCTAGCTGGCTCAACAGATCTATCCTGCAAACATTGTATCTGATTTTCAATCACAACGATTTTGTAATTCCAAGGCGAAACAGATACTCGTGTGCCTAGCAACAAATCGTTGTCTGTGATAGCATTATGTAAGTCTCCTTGCGCATCGTACATAGATGCAATCACACGTTCTATTACTCCTAGTTTCTTGACTTTGGCAGGTGGCGAGATCCAAATTGGTACATTGAATCTAAAAGTCATGATATCAATCATGTCGCTGTTGCCTGCTGGAATAGTCCTTGACGTAAAATTTACGCTTTCTAGTTCTAGCACAGACAAGCTGGTCCAGTCAATGTAGTTGTCAGTACTTTGTATCTCCAAGCTCGGATTGAACAGGGTAGATATCTGTTCAAACAACTGGAACTTTTGATTGGTGTTACTGGTCCATACATCCATGGTAATGCCCATTTTGTAAGGCACAGGCATAAGTCGTTCTACAGTAAATGCATTGCCTTGTACTGTGTCGTACGTCTCGGTATCTGTGTCGTATGCACGTTGTCGTACATTTATCTTGCTGACAAATGTGGGGTCTTGCATTCTGGGCCGATCGTAATCCAAGCTCGAAATGTAAAAAGTCATCAACGGGCTAGCCGGTATTGAATTTCTTGAGTTTTCTTGAATAATAACTTGTGCGTTTCTGCTAGCATCTCCATAACGAACAGGCACTCGGATCAGCGCAGCATCGTTGACGCCATCAGTTTCGTTTCCGTATTCGATTTGGAAGTTACTGATGATCCTGGTAAATTGCAACAGAAACCTGCGAATCTGCGCGTCATAAAAAAATTGATTAATTTTGATCTCCTTGGGTGAACATATCTTGGATCTAGGTGTCGTTGGAAATTATATTACCCAGGCCTAAACTGCTGAGAGAACGTTGTTATGTACAGCAGTCTGTTCTATTTATAGCAATGCCAAACGCCCACAGTTAACTAGACGGCTGACCGGGGCGTGTGTTGGGATAAGGCTTTGGATCTTTTTGTCCATCTTGATCTCCGTTGTCAGCCCGCGGCTTGAGAATTTGACTAAGCCCTTGACGACTAGGGATGTTGCCTAGGTCTGTCGTGGGAACAGTGTATGTATTATTTACAAAACCTGAACGCAATGTGTCATTGCTGACTCCGTTGTTCAGATTGGTACGCACTTTGTCTTCA